ATATTAGTAATCCTGTAGACAAAACCGAAGAAGTCGCCAATATCATCAGTAGTGAAAGTTGAACCTTGGTAGGACCAGGGATTTTCATAATGTCCCTCACTAATCGCTTCCATTTCATAGTTTTTATATCATTCCTCTTATTTATCCACCAGCAAAATCATCCCAGTTATCACAGGGTTCTTCTACATATGCTTTAATACAATCATCCAAACTATAATTTAAATCCTGAGAAGGAGTCTTTGGTGACATCTTGTTTGATTCCTCCGACGATATAGGATTCGACTTCTGTTTCTTGTGGTGCAACTTGGAGTCCTTTTGAGGAAATCCAATGCTCTGTCCAAGGAAGTGGATTATTCTTTGCAGGTATGTCATAGATTGGTTTAAGTCCTAGTGCTTTTATTCTACGATTGGCAATCCACTCAACATACTGATGTAATAATTTATCATTCAATCCAATCATAGACCCATCTTTAAATAGATATTCTGCCCATCTCTTTTCTTCATTCACACACTTATTAAACATATCATATGTCCACTGTTCTTCTTCCTTCAGAATGGAAACCATTTCAGGATCGTCACCTTTTCTCCAATTGTTAAGGATGTTTTGAGTAATTGCGAGATGCTGGTTTTCGTCTCTAGCAATAAGGGAGATGATTTTAGCACTTCCTTCCATGAGTTTGAGCTCACCAAAAGCAAAACTGCAAGCAAAGGACACATAAAAACGAATACCTTCCAGAATGTTGACATTAGCTACTGCCCGATAAAGTTTACGTTTAACCTCTTTCATTTCTAGAACAGGTAAGGATGTGTCCAGAGACTTATCCATATCTCTCCACAAACTACTTTGACCCCACTGCTGTGCTTCATTAATAAACTCATCATAAGATTCAGTCACACTAGCAGCACGTTCTAAAATACGAGGATCTCTTATAATAGTATCAAATACCTCAGAGGGATCTGGATATACATTCTTAATCACATAAGTATATGATCTACTATGGATCATCTCCATAAAAGACCATGCTTCCATACATGCCTCTAACTCAGGTAGAGAACAGTAAGGTAAGAAAGCCATACCAGGAGCACGACCTTGTACACTATCAAGCATGATCTGGTATTTAAGATTGCTCGTATAGATGTGCTTTTGTTCTGGACGCAGTTTTTGATAGTCTCCACGATCTTTTTGTAATGATACTTCTTCTGGTCTCCAAAAATATCCCAACTGAGATTTAGTTAGATTTTCAAACTGAGGATATTTAAAGTTATCATATCTTTGGACTCCTAAAGGAGCACCAAAGAACATAGGTTGTTTCTTAGTATTAACGTCTTGAGTATTAAAGACGGTCATTCCTTTCACATCAGATGGCACAGGACTCACACTCCTCTTCATTAGCATTATCTAACTCAGCAAGTAAATTGTCAAGTTTTGATTGATCATCAACCTCATCAGTTTTCATATCATGAGTGTTCTGATAATAAGATGTTTTCCAACCATACTTATAAGTATTAAGTAAATCTTCTGCCATCACACTGACAGGAACTTCATTATCATCAAACTTCTCTGGATTATATGACCAGTTACCACTAATTGCCTGATCAAAGAACTTCTGCATCACTGCAACTATATTGATATACCCTTCATTAGATTCCATATCCCAGAGTAAAGTATAATTATTCTTTAAAGTCCCATAAGATGGAACAACCTGTTTAAGAGGCCCTTTCTTTGATTTCTTAATGGACAAGTAGTCTCTAGGAGGTTCAATTCCGTTTGTGGCATTGCACACAACGGAACTGCTCTCCGATGGCATCTGTGCTGACAGTGTTGAGTGCCTAAGACCGTGGGTGTTGATAGATGTCCTAAGAGATTCCCAGTCATGTTGCAGTGGTTGAGAACAAATCTCGTCTACGTCTTTCTTATATGTATCTATAGGTAAGATTCCATCTGCATACTTAGTACGTCCAAAGTTTTCACAGTGTCCTTTCTCTTTAGCAATCTGATTAGATGACTTTAAAAGATAATATTGGAATGATTCAGATAATCCATGAACAGCGTCCCATGCTTCTTGTGAATTATAATCATATCCCAACTTGGCAAGATAATGTGCTAGACCAATGAATCCAACTCCAAGACTTCTACGTGCCTTTGTAGCCTGTTCTGCTGCTAATACAGGATAATGTTGATAATCTATTAACTCTTCTAATGCACGAACAGATAAATCACATAACTCTTCTAATTCTTTATCACTTCTAACAGTACCTACATTAATTGCAGAAAGAATACAAAGAGCAATCTCTCCAAGATGATCATCAATATGACCAATAGGATAAGTAGGAAGAGTAATTTCTTGACATAGATTACTCATACTCACCTTATCCTTAAAGGAAGAGTGAGTATTACAATGGTCTATATTCATTATATAAATTCTACCAGTCTCTGCTCTTTCTTTGAGAAGATCAAGAATCAATTCCTGAGCACTTATTTTTGTCTTAGGAACTGATTCATCCTTTTCATAACCTACATATAGATCATCAAAAGATTCTGAACCAAAACTATCATACAACCCTGGCACATCATGAGGAGAAAAAAGCGAGATCTCCTCATTGTTAATAAACCTTTCATAAAATAGTTTACTTAACTGGATACTGTAGTCGAGTTTTCTGACTCGGTTGTCTTCTGTTCCTTTGTTATTTTTGAGAACCAAGATGTCCTCGATTTCTTGATGCCAGATAGGAAAGTGGACAGTTGCGGACCCGCCTCTAATACCGTTTTGTGTGCAACATCTGACAGTTGACTCAAATTTTTTAAGGAAGGGTACAACACCTGTGTGCTGAACCTCTCCACCTCTGATTTTAGCGTTGATTCCCCTGATTCTTCCAGCGTTAATACCGATACCAGCCCTCTGTGCGACATATTTGCCAATAGCCATATCACTGCTAAAGATACTATCGAGGGTGTCATCAGCATCAACCAAAACACAAGATGCAAATTGACGAATAGGTGTTCTGACCCCTGCCATGACTGGCGTTGGGATGTTGATTTTGTGTCTTCAGATTGCGTCGTAGTAGCGTCTGACATAGAGTAACCTTGTTTCCTTAGGATAATCTTGGAACAATGTAGCAGCAATCATGATATACATGTGCTGTGGTGTCTCATATACTTTACTAGTACTTCTATCTTGTACTAGATATTTGTCACAGACTTGACGAAGACCTGCATAAGTAAAAAGATAATCACGTTCATGATCTATCCAGCTATTTATTTTATAAATCTCATTCTTAGCATACTTAGATAGTATTTCTTCATCGTATATACCTTTATCAATACAATCATGTATATGATCCCACAAATGTGGTATCTCTTCTAGTCTACCATAGAGACTTTTCCTAAGTGAGAAGAGCAGTAACCTAGCAGCAACGTATTGATAGTTAGGATTGTCAAGAGAGATGAGATCACTAGCAGAACGTATAAGAATCTCTTGTATTTCTGCTGTAGTAATACCATCATAGAACTGTAGTCCTGATTGTATTTCTACTTGTGATGCTGATACACCTGCTAATCCTTTACAGGCTTTCTCAACCATTACATGCATCTTCTCAAGATCTAATGGTTCAATAGAACCATTTCTCTTCTTAACTTTTGTACCGTTGCTCATACTTTCTTCCAAGATTTTAGTTTTAGTTTAGCTTCTAAACCACTATAGGTATTAGATTCTAGCAGGTCTTCTACATTACGTCCAGATAAAACCATATCATTTATGTCCTTTTCAACAATGTGACTAGGCCAAATGACTACTTGATCTCCTCGATCAATGGTGTTACTGATTCTACTGATGTTTTCTCTGTTGCGTGGTTCATTATCAAAAACCCAAATATAATTGCTCCAACCAAGCGTCCGAATATCAACATCGGAGCCACACATAGCAACCGAGTTCTCCAAGAGTGTGGAATCAAACGGTCCTTCAACGATATAGACTGGTTTTTCTTTGTTGATGGTGTCGAGACCATATAGTTTTGGAGAATCTTCATTCAACATGACAGTGAGATATTTAGGTTTCTGAAATGCATCCAATGCCCTTCCTTGAAACCCAATTAGATCATTATTTTCATCATACATTGGTATGATTATACGTTCATGATCGTTCCTAGTAGATTCAAATGTTGGTTTGTTAGTATTACAAAAATGTTTGAACCTATCTGTGTAATAAAACTTAGTAGGATTTAATTTTCTCTTCTTTAAATAGTCACTTGCCCTAGCATTTGTAGATGCTAAAGGCAAGTTTACCTTCTTCTTGAAGATTGGTTTTTTGAATGAGAACACAGGATCTGGTACGTTCCTATGCTTACCTGTAAGACCCTCCTTGTACCGTTCTACAACAAATTGACCATGAAGAACAGGGTCATTTTGATGAATACTACGTTGACCACGAAGTGGTCATGGAAGATGGAAGTCATCTGAAGCGCCGTGGACGATATCATCGCTTCTTTCAGGCACTTTCGCTGTTCTGCTTTAGCATGCTTGGCCTTGTCCTTGCTGGTAACGTGGCAATGACATTCGTCTTCTGGGAGTTGGTCGGAATCTGTTCCTTCTTCCTGATTGGCTTTTACGTGGAACGCCATAGTGCATCCACGGCGGCTAACAAGGCATTTATCGTCAACCGCGTTGGTGACTTTGGGATGATCATCGGCTTAATGGTGATCTGGACAGGCTTCGGCACTTTTGATTTTGGAGACAGCGAAGTTGACGGCCATAAATCGCTTGGACTGTTTTCACAGATAGAACGACTTGCTGATGACGCACACGCTTCGGAAGATGCCCACCACGCGGATGCTCACGCAGCAGCCTCTAATTCAGAACTTGCAGCAGGTG